GTCGTCCTCTCCGGCCCAGAACATGCCGTGCTTCGTGCGAATGAACGTGTTGGGGGCCGCGAGACCGGCCTGCGTGTTCACCTTGGACAGCGTGTACGTGCCACGTAGCGAGACGTCAGTAGTCAGCCCCGGCTCTCCCTGCACGATATACATCGCACGCTTCTTGAAGACTAGGATCACAGATGTCTCAGCCGTGCCGGCTGACGTGACGGTGGCCTCGAACACGCCGGTGATGGGTCCTTCGCTACCGTCGTTGCCAACGCGGAAGAGTCGAGCCAGGGCGAAGTCGATGCCTCCGCCGACCACGTCGGGCGTGTAGGCGTCGGAGAACAACAGCTGATCCCCAATTGCGTACACTGCCCGATCCCTGATGACCGTCATGAAGGATGGATACACGCCGGTCTGGGAGAACGTAAACCGGAATGGGGACACCACAGCAGCCCCGTTCGAATCCCGAATCAGGAGATCGACCACCCAACCATTCGAGGTGCCGTTGAACACGTACACCTTGTCCCGGTACCGCATCATCCACGGCTGCGTCTTGGATCCACCGATATTCGTAACGGCGGGGGCGAAGTACGCCAGCGGTCCAAGCTTCCCGCCGTACGTAAGGATCGCGTCCGTCCCGTCCACCATGTGAGCCAGGGCCACGGCAATCTCTGACCCAGCCCCTGGGGTATCGTCGAAGATGAAGTCGATGAACCGCATGGTTTCAGCGGTGGCCATAGTGCCAGAGCCTGTGGTCCCCACGAGCGAAGAGAACATCATCGCGTTGCGCGTCTCCAGCAGCCCACGCTTGATGGGGTAGATGTTCTTGGCGTACGCCAACTCGTCATCGCTGATCTGAGAGGCATCATCCAGCAGGTTGATACCCTTCAGCATGGTTACTTCAATTCCATCACGCATGGATCACCTGAAGATCGACGGGTCGAGACGCATCATGTTGTTCTGCGAGGGCGAGGTGCCATGGCGCATCCGGTCAGCGCTCACCGCTTCACCCAAGAGGGCCATCGCCCCCTGAAAGCCCGGAGCGTCGAGCCCGTCAATCCAGCGCAAGGTGAAGGCGTGCGCGGCAGCAGTGACCGTGTCGTCCTCGGGGTACCAGGTGGTGCCGATGGCCGCCCCGCTCGCGTCCACTGCCGGCCGGTCCGGCAGCTCGATGTACTTGTACAGCATCTGGTACGACTGATCCGTGACCTTGTCGAAGACGAGCGTCCAGTTCTCGGTGCGACTCTTGAGCGCCTGGATGGAAGTCGGCAGGCCCTTACTGGTCACCGGGTTGAGAAGGACGGAGGTCTCGTCCTCGATGTTGATGATGGACAGTCGTTGCTTCACCGTCCTGGCTGAGTTCGTGATGAACGGGTTCGGGAGGAAGCGGGAGATACGCGTGAGGCAACTGCCATCCCCGCCAACACCCACGATGAGCTGTGTGGCGCCAGCGGGGATGACGTTGGACAGCTTCGTCTGGGAGAGGACCGGCCAGGGCCACGAGCGGGCCTGGCGGTCCAGCCAGTCGATGACGTCCTTGGTGACAGGCTTGGTCAGGTCCGTTCGACCGGCCTGGGCCTGCCCTTGTGCAACGAGGTTGGCAATGGTGTCGAAGGACATGGGGCCTCTTACGGCAGGATGGTGGTGACGGCGGAAGCGGGGTCGAGATGGTGGTCCCCGTCCGTCTTGGTCTCGGGCTCAGGGCCCAACTCAGGGCCCTCGTCCTTCGGCGGGAAGTTGAGCTTCATCGGCTCGGGGAGCCCCGGGGTAGGGGGCAGCTCCGGGTTGACCGGGACCGCCTCGCTCGGGGCCAGCACGTCGCAGTGGACGAGGAGATCGAACGGCTCGTCCACGCGGTACGTGCCTCCCGCCTGCATGTTGACGCCGTTGACGATGAGGTCGATTCTGGGTCGGATGATCATGTGTGTTACCTCCAGGTGGAAACGCCGGGCATGATGGGACGGGTCACCACGTTGCCGTTGGTGACAGACCCCGAGTCGTGGCTTGACGCGCGACCACCGTTCCTGGTGGCTCGCTCGTTCTCTTCGTACTCGATGACGATCCGAGCGATCTCGGCGGCGGCCTGCGCCGGCACCGGGATGGCGTGACCTGGACCGTTGCTCCGGTACCAGACCGTGTTGACGCCGACACCCCGGAAGTGCTCGCCGTACTCCGGGTACTTCTCGGGGTAGACGACCATGGTCACGTGCTTGTCCTTGCACGCCGAGAGGAGCTGGCGGCAGGTCTTGCACTGCTCACCGGACAGGACTGCCAGCTGCGCATCACGCGCGGAGGGCGCCGCACGGCTCGCCTGCACCGAGGCCAGCTGCATGGCCATCATCTGGGGCACCATCTCCGACATGATGCCCTTGACCAGCTCCACGACCCACGCTTGCTGCTTGGCGTCCATCGACGGAGCCGCTGTCTCGGTGAGGGGGATCGTCTTCGCTTCATCCTTCTTCTGATCTGCCATTGTGTGCTCCTTTGAAAACAAAAAGGGCGGGGAGTGACCCCCGCCCCTTCACATCTCATAGCCCGGATTGGTTAGAAGTTCGAGGCCAGTTCCACGCGCATCACGCGAGTCTGGTCGCGAATCATGCTCTTGCCAAAGAACTTGTACCCGATGGCCTTCTTCAGGCCGAGCACGTTCCCGATGATGGGCGCATCGCCGGTGATCCGCATCTGGATGTCGTAGAAGCCGACCCAGTTGAGGCAGTTCTGCGACAGGACGAACACGGGGTGCACCTTCGCCGGGCCGGCGGTGGCGAGGATGTTGGCCGGGGCGCTCACCGAGGAGACACCGGCCGCCGTGATGGTCGCGGTGGCACCGACTGCCACGTTGGAGGCCACGAGGCGCATGGCCGCATCGCCCGTCACGCCGAAGCCGGTCGCGAGGTAGATGTTGTACACGTACCCCGTGGTGACGCCGGTGAAGTTGAACGCCAGCGAGCCGGAGCCAGCGGTGGCCGTGGTGTGCTCGATCGAGATGTCTTCCTCGAAGCCGCGCAGCACGTCCTTCCGGGTCACCTTGTACGACCAGGTGCCGGCACCCAGGGTGCCGCCGACACCAGCCGTCACGGTCGGGGTGTCAGTCCCGAACGCGGAACCGGACACCACGGCGGTGGTGTTGGTGCCGATCAGGGTGAACCGGGGAATGAAGTTGGTCTCCACGAAGCGGAAGGAGAGCCACGTCCCGATCTCGGTGTTGTACAGCGCCTTCTGGTTCGCGTACATCGCGGTCGAGGCCCAGCTGCCGAGGCTGGTGCTGGTCTGCATGACGTCCTGGCTGATCTCAGGACCGCAGACGATGACGTACGCGTTGCCGTTCAAGAAGCTGCCCTGGGCAGACACCTGCTTCGCGTCACCGACAGGCCCACCTCGCGGAGGTGCACCGTTGTTGACCATGGCCACCCGGATCTTGCCGAGAAGCACATCGTTCATCTTCATGGCGGTGGTGATGGTCGAACGGCTGACCACGGAACCGTCGCCATAGATGATGTTGGTGCCGGCCAGCAACACCAAGGTGATCTCGCGGTCCATGACGCGAGCCGCGTTGTCGGCCAGCAGCTCGACGCACTGCTGAACGATGGGATGGAGCGTGGTGAGCTGCGCCACGTCCGTCACGGTGATGATGTCACCCCACTGATCGAGGGTGACCGTCACCGTGTCGATGGTGAACGAGTTGTTGGCCGGGTCGTTGCCTTCGGTGATGGGCGCCAGGGGCACGGACATGCGCTTGTAGCGGATGAAGTTCGCCGTGAGGCCGGCGCCCTTCCGCATGGTGACCTTGTCGCACAACGCCCCGAAGACGAGCTTCAGGTACGACCGGCGGATCAGATCAAGAGCGATGAACTTCTCCTGGTCGGTCGAGGTTGAGGTACTGAGAATTTCTCCAGACATGAATGATCACTTTCTGTACTGCAGATGTTGGGGAGGAAGTTAGATCGGCGAGTCCCCCACCTTCTTGGCCAGGATTTCGTACTGCTGCAGGTAGTCCAGGTTGTCGAAGTTGGGGGGGAGAGCTGCTTGGTTCGACGGAGGAGGGTTGCCCGGCGTGCCGCCGGTGCCGTAGGCCGGGGGAGGCGTCTGCGCCGCCCTGACGTTCCGAACACCTGCGGTGCCGCTGGCCCCTTGCCGCATCGCCTCGCCGGTCGCGAAGTCCAACGCGTCCTGCGGAGTGATGTCGAGCCCCTTGACCTTCGACCAGTGCTCGCTGATAACGCGAGCCCGAGCGACGATCGCAGGGTCGGAGAAGCCCGCCTGTGCGGCGTACTGCTCCACGGCATTGCCGGCCAATCGTCCCTGGATAGGGGCCAACTGGGTCTGAACCCGGGTCATGAGGGTGGTGGCGAACGACTCCATCATCTTCTTGGTCTGGGGATCGACGTCATCAGGGATGAGCCCCGCGAGGGGGTCCTGACTCACCGGCTGGGGGGCCTGCTGGTTCTGTCCTTGAGCGATCTGCTGCGCGGCCAACGAGGCGTACTTGTTTGCCATGTCGGCGATGAGCACCTGCTGCTTCTCGTTCTGCTCCACGAGGGTTCGCACGCGCTCCTGCATCGGATCTGCTTGCTGGGTGTCTCCGTTTGAAGTGGGGTTGGGGTTGAGATCAGTGTCAGACATGGTGTGCTCCTTCGCCCGAGTGCCCGGCGGCGGCTTACAAGCAAGGTATGAGAATCACTTCTTCGAGTCAAACGTCCTGATTTGCTTCTCGTACTCCACGAGTTGGTTGTATGGCAGCTCACGAGCGATCTTGATCGTGGTGTATGCGGTTGCCGCGCGCATGGCATCATCACCAGTGCGTGCCTTCTTCATCGCGTCGAAGGCTGCGTTCTCATCCACCTGCAGCGCTTCGGCGTACAGCTTCCAGCCGGCCGAGTTGATGAGCTGCCTGAGCACCTCGGCGTGCTGAACGAAGAGGGCCAACCGTTCCTCGGGCTTCAGTCTCCCCATGTCCACGTAGTTCATCGCATCGCTCCCATCGCGCCTGCAGTCGCGTCAGCCGCGTCCCGAACGTCCCCGAACGCCTGTCCCTCGCCTTCAGTCGGGTCGAAGGACCCCGGGATGGCCGAGTCACCGGAGTTGCCCGTGAGGTCAGGCTGGCTGCCCATGTCCATGACGGGCTCCCCTTGGCCTTGTTCATTGTCCTGCGGCTGACCAGGAGGCAGCGCAGCCTGTCCAGGGGGCACCAGCTTCTTGAGGAACGATTCGACGTCCCGGAAGCCGAAGCCGTCCGAGTAGATGCGGCGAACCAGCGGGGCCGGGTCCACCTGCCACCCTGCCTGGGCCAGCTGCTGCACCAAAGGCGGGGTGAGGGTCTGCAGCAGCGTCATGGCCTGCTGAGCACGCTGGCTGCTGTTCGAGGCCTGGGAGCTGGCCAGGAAGCGGAACTGGTACTCCCCGAAAAACTCCTCGATGTCGAAGTTGAACTCCGTGCCGGCGATGGTGTCCATGACCTTCTGGCTCCGGTACTGCTGGGCGTTCTGCCACGCCATCTCCATGGCCGGCTGCATGACGCCCGCCTCGATGTCCTCCACCTTGTCCTTGATCGGGATGCTGGCGTTATTCTGGAGGATCTGCGTACCGGTCGCCGTGCCGCCTTGCTTCTGACCCTGCATCACAGGCGGCGCGCCAACGTTGTCGTCCACGGCGTTCTCGTACCGGTTCACCAACATCAGGCCGTGCTGAAGCTGCTCGACGGGCGGACGGTCGAACACGATGCCCTTGTCGGGGTCAGTGGTCTGGAACACGGCGCCGGGGAAGAACGGAGAGAGCGGGGCCGCCAGCTTGTTGGGATCCACCTTGACCATCGGGTTCAGGGCGAACGTGCCGTTGTCGTTGAGCTGGTTCGAGAAGTCGTTGACCAGGTACTGGGGCCCTCTGGCCCGGTAGCCTGCGCCCTTCGAGTAGAAGGAGCCCGGGAACGTGGTGTCCCGGTAGACCAGGAAGGGCTTCTTCTGGTGCCAGAACGGGTTGCGCCGTACGTCCAGGATGTACCCAGAGCAGAGGGTCACCACGCATGGCACCCACTGGCCTTCGGACTCACCATCGAGGAGGCCGGACCTCGGGAGTGGCATGTCGAGCCAGCACTCGGTCAGCGTGGGCCACTGGCTGATCTTCGAGCCAGTTACTGTGGACGTGCGCGGGGTGGAGGGTGTGCCCATCACGGCTGTCTGCTGCGCCATCACCGAGGTGTCGTGCAACGGTTCGGTCGTGGCGAAGAGCTTCCGCACTTCCTCGAAGTGCTCCCAGTTGTTTCGGCGCCCGATGGCCTCGATGTCCCGGAGCCCAACGTCGATGTCCTCGAACACCAGCGACGCGGCGTCGACGGACGGAGCCGTGGTCGGCCAGACGTACCAATAGAAGATGTTGCGGATCAGGAACCGCATACCCTCATTCGCCTCGTTCAACGTATTGATGCTGAGCGCCGGACCTACCACGCCCTTCTTGCTCTTGATGCTGACGCTCTTGCGGTTGACGTTCTTCTCGTACGTGAGCTTGGCCACCGTCAGGCCGTAATCGATGGCCTGACCGATGAACTCCTTGATGTGGGTGCGCATCCGCGCCTGCTTCTCGAACTCCCACTGGATGTACTGCTTCACCGGACGGGCCTCTTCGAGCTTGCCCTCGTTCCGCGCCTTCACGTCCATGTACTCCTCAGACGGGAACAGAGCCTGACTGAACTGGGCGATCAGGTTCTCGCGGGCGGACGCGTACGCCGGCATGTACGCATTGCTGCGCCCGATGTACCGCTGGTTGTCATCGTGTTTCAGGAGGATCATGTTCTGGATGTCGCGCCACTCCTGCTCCAGCGGCAGCCGGTCCTGGCGAGCGTAGGTGACGACCTCCACCACGTTCTCTTGCACCCAGCGGCGCACCGTCTCATCGGAGGCGAAGTTGATGGAGCTGATGGGATCGCGAATCTCCTGCCCACCGCTACCGACGTTGTCAGATGCATTCAGGTCTACAAGTTCACTCATGATCAGTTCCTTAGAGAGTAGGGGGAGAGGGAGATGGGGAGCTGCTGCTGCAGACGGACGTTCATGGAGAGGCCAAACAGGTTGAAGATACCGTACCGCAGGCAGTCGATGAGGTGGTCGTAATAGCCGTCCTTGTGCGGCGTCACCCCATCCTTCTTGAAGTGGTACCCGCCACGTAGGCCACCGGCCAGGATGGGTGCCTCACGACGGTCGATGATGATTGCAGGATACCCCTCAAGCAACAGCTCGAAGCGTTTGCGCAAGACGGCCATCGAGATGTCGAGCGGGGTGTCCTGATAACGGATCAGAATGCCCGACGTCTGGAGCAGCTGCAACATCGAGCCCGTGTCCTTCACTTGAGCCACAGCCGGGTCGCCGAAGTCGATGGTGTTCTTGGCCCCCGGGAAATACTGCTGCGTGTCGGCAAGCACCTTCTGAATGAACAGCTCACCCGTCTGCCGGTGGCCCAGGTACTCGCGCATGACGTGCAGATGGCCCTGGGTCGAGACCTGGCAGTACAGGACGGCGGGCCGGTTGTACCCGAAGTCCCAGAAGCGGAAGAGCGTCTGGCGCTCCCACTTCGTATCCCCGTTGTGCATCGGGGCACGGTATTGGCGGATCACAGGGTCACCAGGGAACGTGCTGCCCCAGGCCCCGTCGACGAAGCGCTGGCGCATGTCCTCGGGCATCCGCTCAGCCATGTTCTCGTAGTAGTTCTCGGGGAGGTTCCGGATGTTCTCGCGAGGGGTCGGCTGGAACAGCTTGAAGATGATGGGCTCGCCGGTCTTCTCATCGTGCGCGTCGAGTCCTGTGCAGGCCTCGTACAGCCAGTGGTGCTTGTCGGGCGGGTTGAAGCAGACGCTCAGGCTCCTGTGTCCCTTCTTCACACGAAGGCGGCCGAAGATCTCTACCACCGCTGACTCCTCAGCCTCCGACGCCTCATCTACGGCAGCGCTCGTGAACTCGTACGAGCCCAGGCCACCCTTGAGGCCCATGAAGGTGATCTCAGAGAGGTCCTCGGGCTCGGAGCCGTTGATCGTAGCAGGTCTGAGCCAGTACTTGGCCGGGGCCTGCTTCGTGCGGTCCACCACTGTCCCAGGCGGCAGCCGATCAATCATCTCGGTGAACCGCTTGAACGTAGTATCCATCAGGTCGTTGTAGTCGTTGCGGGCGATGAGGTGCTTGCTGCCCGGCTCGAAGATGGCTCGGGCCACCGTATCGGCCACGACTGTGCTGGTCTTGGCACAGCCGGCTGGCCCCATGTACGCCTTGGCGTACGCAGGGTCTGACCAGAACTCCACCTGCGTAGGGTTGAGCCGGCGCTCAGCTGGCTCCCGGTCACCGTCCACCAGCAGCCTGAAGAAGTCCTCAGGGCTGGAGAGCACCTCCGACTGACCCTTGATTGCCTTCGCTTCCCGTAGACGTTCCCGCTGGCTCTTTCGCATCATTGCTCCGCTTCAAGAAAGGAAAGGAGTGACCACCGGCTTGGGCCTCTCCGAAGTTCAACACGATGGTGGGTGCTCCGACCTGTAGTGCTTCTTTGCGCCGCAGGCCGTTGGCATCCAGGACGTCCCTGGCTGCGTCATTTCGTGCGTCATCGTCCCCGAACCGCAGGCGGTACTCGATCTCCTGCACGGCCAGGGGAATCATCTCGACCAGCTTGTCAGCACCGTACTTCTCGGCATCCCCGCCCTTGAGGCCAGCGGGCATCGGGACCAGCTGGTTGCGTAAGCGCTGGCTGATGAGGTTGCCCTGGAGGTTAAGTCGGGCCCTGCGCTCCTGCTTCTTGCGCTCCTCGCGGGCCTCATCGTCCTCGTCCTGCTCAGGGAGCGCCGTGGTGGACATCTCCCCCGCTTCCCCGAGGTCCTTGAGGCCCTTCAGTTCGCCCTCCGTGAGCGGCTTCAGACTCTCTTCTATGGGCGCCACGATGACCAGTGGGGGGGCCAGCTTGGGCAGCTGGTGGTCAACCTGGTTCCTGGCTGAGACCTTGACCATGACCCCTTTGGGCTGCCCAGCGGCCTGCCTGACGGCCTTGTCCCCGAGGTTGGCCGCGTTCTTCATGTTGCGCTCTTCGCGCAGGGCAGCCAGCGCAGCCCCGTTCTTGGCCTTGTTGCCTCCAGCCGCACAGCGGCGGGGGGTGCACTGGACGACCCCTCCTGCCTTGTCCTTCCACGACTTGGGCAGCTTGTGCCCTGCCGGGCACTTGCTCCAATCGACGATCTTCTCGTCAGGGGCGATGTTGGGCTTCAGCGACCCTGGGGCCCCCGCCCCCTTGTGGTTCGCCGGAGGCAGCTTCGGTTCACTTTTCTTTCGCACGCGCGTACTCCTTGTGGTGGTCATAGTCGGTGGCGATCAGCTTCATGCCGAGCCAGGAGGCCACCGGGACTCCCCCCGAGGTGCGCTCCTCAATCCAGAACGCAGCCCCGAGACCGGGTCTCCTGTTACCCCAGCACCACCCGAATACGGTGAGCTTGTTGCAGCCCAGGAAGTTGGCGAGGTTTTGATACGAGAGGCCGTGATCTATTCGCCACTGGTTCAGAAGGGTTACCTCGATCCTCTGTCCGTAGCGCTTATGCCGATCTTCAATCACCTCTGAGTCTGCCGGATGATGGGCCATGAGACACATTGCTATGACGCACAAACGCTTGTAAAGTAGAAGCATGACCACCACCAATCCTGCCCAGGATACGCAATTCCCTGTTGTTGTCGTTGTTCACTGCCGGCGCTGCCACCACGCGACCCGCCTTGCTTGGAGCCGTTGGGAGGCCCAGCAACGTCAGGTTGTGGACGGCGATCACATGACTATCCCCTTCTGCCGCGAGAAGGGGTGCGGCACGGTGGAGGACATGGTGGACCTGTTCGCGGGTGCGATGTCACCGAGGCGGTCACCCCTGCAGCCGGTGCACGCAGGGCCTGACGTTCCAGACTTCAGCCGCATCCACCACGACGGCGATTCGTACTGACCTCTCCGGGCGGGCGAGAAGCGCAGCTTCGAGACCGCACGCCCACCCCTCTGCCCCCGTAAACATCCCTGCGTACTTTCATGCGAGGTAGGATCATGTCTGCGTACGGTAACCTCCACATCAGCGTGCAGACCTGGCTGACCACGCTGGGCCTGACGTGTGACCAGGCGCATGACCTCTTGACGCAGGGCCTCAGCTGCCGGTGCTACGACGCATGTTGCGGCACCTGGCGTGGTGGGCTCGCCGACGGTGGACGTGCGTATGAAGACTTTGGCGCCGGCCAATCGACTGAGCCCACCTGCCCCGCCTGCATCGCCTGCCTTGACTCCCTGCACGCAGCGATGGACTGATCAGCAGTGGCGGCGTATGTGCCTGTTATCCTGGGTCTGATCTGGGTAGAAAAGGTACTACAAATTGGTTTGGGAATTTGCCAACAGTTCGACAGGGTGGGGACGGGGTCCAACGTTCTCGTCCTCGTTGTTGGGATCGCCATCGTCTCTGCCACGTGGCCAGTAGCAGCAAGCTACGCACGCACGCGCACGCGAGGGAGGCACGCCGCGATGCTGCAAGAAATCTGGCACGGAAGTTTCTGCATTGGTGAGTGAGCGGCGCACTCCAGCGCCGCCGCGTAAGCCAGCCAGCCAGCAACCCAGCAGCCAGGAGCCACACCGTGAGCAACCACACTTCAGCCCGCCGCCAGCAGCCAGCCAAGCACGCCAGCCTCAGCGCCGATGCGTTCGCCATCACCCAGGCCATGGCCATGGACAGTGGGATCAGCGCCAGTATGAGCGAGGGCAACGTCTACACGCTCCACACCGACGCCATGCCTAATCTGATCACTGATGATCTGTTCGCTGAATTGCAGCTCGAATCTGACCTCATCGAGGTGAGGGACCATACGCAACCGTATGGAAGCCTGATGGCCCGTCGTTGACCACAACCCACCACGCCAACAACCAGAGAGACACCATGCCCCGATACGAAATGCAGAAGACGCCCAGCACCACGAACCACGGTACGAAGGCCAACCCGAGGATGAGCGCGGCGGACTTCGTGGCCGGCCTTGACGAGGGAAGCCACAGCAGCATTGGCAGCTACCCGCGCTTCCTGCTCATGGCTGACGGCGAGGTCCTGTGCATCGAGTGCGCCATCAAGGAGCGGGAGCTGATTGCAGAGGCGGCGGGCGAGCCTGGCCCATGGAACAACGAACAGTGGACCCCCGTGGCCTATGCCGCCAACTGGGAAGACCCGAACCTGTACTGCGCTCACTGCGAGGAGCGCATCGAGAGTGCATACGCCGAGAGCTAGGCCAGCCTCCCGGCATGCGGCACCGGGTCACCAACCGCAATCCACCACCGTCACACCAGCAGCAAGCAAGGGAGCACGCACATGGACGCAGGCACGAAGCAGGAGCAGGACAAGCGCGAGAAGAGGGCCCTCGGAGTCATCGAGGAGAATCTCAAGGTGGCCCAGTACCGTCGGCTCAGGGGCTACACGTTCACGGGGGACGCGTTGGTCACGGAGCAGTACACGAGGATCCCCGTGCAGGACTGGCCCAGCGCCCTGACGCAGTGGCTCAAGGCCGTTGCTGCCGAAGGTCGCCAGGACGTCACCGTGCTGCACTCAGGTATCCGCAACCTGCGCATGGACCAGACCGACGGCGCCCTCACGCGGGTCAATGAGGTCCCGGGCGGCACCTACATCCGGGGCAGCGCGTACACGCGGCACGCCTGGTCACAGTTCGTGGCCCTCTGCGGTGGCAAGGGTGCCGGAGTGCACGCCGATGACACGAACTGGACTCGGGCCAGCTACTTCGCTGACCTGGTGGCCGGGTGCACGCGCACAAAGAATCTGGTGCTCCGGACTCGTGTGCCGCAGGTCGGTCCGGCCGTCATCCGAGGCGTGGTGAGCGAGGGTCACGCCTTGGGTGGGTACGATGACCACAACGTCGCACTTGCCGTGGACGAGTGGGTCACCGCCTACCGAAAGGCGCAGAATCAGGAGAATTCGCCCTTGCCGGTCGCCAGGGTGGTCAGGACTGATTCGATGACCTGGGGGTGGGTGAGCATGGGGGGCGCGGTCGAAAGCCCCACCACGCCCCGGCTGACCCTGTCCCTGGGCAATTCTGAGGTGGGGGCAAGCTCCGTGGTGTTCCGGGGCGCCATCATGCTGAACCTGGGCCACGCTGACGGGACGCTTATCGAGGGCCGCAGGGGGGTCAGCATCAGCGAGACGGAGACCAACAGCCTGCGGCACGTGCTGCCCCGAGGTGCCGAGGCGTACCGCCTCCGCGTGGCCAGGGAGCGCATGACTGCTGCAGCTGCCTCAGCCTTCGAGGGGTCCCGAGCACTGGCCGAGGCGTGGGCTATCGCTCTGATGTCGATGCCCGACGCTGCAGCATTCCCGGCTGCCCCGGAGGCAATGAACACGGCCCCCGACGAAGTGCTCCTCGACCTCATCGAGCAAAGCACGGGCTTCCCCGATGACACCCGGGAGCGCTTCGCCGCCGTCCTCAAGAACGAGAAGGCCCTGACTGCGCTGCCCCGCTGCAGCCGAGCCCACATCGCAGGGGTCTGGGCCGTGCTCGCCAACTCAGGGAACGCGGGCACCATTGAGGTCTTCATGGAGCAGGCGCGGAAGTGGCTCGCTCCCGTCGAAGGCTGGAGCGCGTGATGAAGACTCCAATCAGGTGGAAGACCTTTGGTGCCTCGGCCTCGGGTCCTGGCTGGGAGATGTGGGTGGAGTTCGAGGGGTACGGCTCCGAACCTGAGAACGGGGAACCTTGGGTGTGGGTCGTTGTTGTGGGTGACAACCAGGAGGAACGAAACCCGGCCCAAAGCATGGCAGCGGCGAAGCGCTCGGCGAAAACGTGGCTCCGATCGCTCGGAAGGTAGCAAGGGTGCCCCACAGGTGTTCGCGCCGTTCGATTCGGCGCTGGGGTTTGTTGGCACGAAGTTCTCACCCCTAGTGAATGCAGGATCAACGCAAAGGAGCAGCATGAAGAACTCGAATCGAAAGAACGCGAACCACCGCAAGTCGTGCGATTGCCCGCTGTGCGCCTTCGAGAAGGCACACGCCGTCATCAGGGCATGGGAAGAGAACATGCGGCCTACGCCCGACATCACGAGGACCATCCTGGTCAGGGCGCACTGGCGACGGGGCAAGCACTTCACGAAGAATCCCAGGGCACTGCGCCAGCTGAAAACAGCCCTCTGGGTGAGGTTGGGCCAGTGAGCCGCGAGCGCAAGGGGAACGAGGGTCGAGGGAACCCGGGTGACCGGGACCCCGAAGACGCCCTTGACACGAAGCGGGACCTGCGAGCTGCCCCCGTGGGCGGCCCTCGCCTCTTCCTCAAGGTGGGCGAGCGGGTCCTGGCCACCGACCAGATTCGCCAGCGTATGATGAAGGGTGACACGACCGTCACCATCACGATCGCAGAGCCTTACGACAAGGGCGTGGTGGAATTCACTGAACCCGACTTCTGGCCCACTGTGCGCTTTCACCGCTCGGGTTGGGCCACCACGGTCACCCCCGACATGGTGGCCATCGACCCTGACCCCGAGGAGACCTAGCCCCATCGCCCTGCAGGAGTCCGCACGGTTCGATTCCGTGCCAGGGCCTCACACGTAGCAAAGGAGTCGCACCATGAAGTTCAGAGTTTTCACCCGTACCTGGTGGAAGAAGAACCCCGCTTTCTATCAAGGCCTTGAACCGTGTCCTGGGCGTAAGACCACGATCGGCGTGTACCAAGACGAGGAGACAGCACGTCAGGTTGCTCAGCGGTGGAACCGCGAGCACAAGCCCGGCCTGCTGAGCCGTAAGGCCGAGTATGAGGAGGTGCGGCATGTCCGTTAAGATCACCCACCTGCCACACCAGGCCATCACCACGAAGTACCTCGGACCCACGGCCACGAAGGGCTCGCGCATCGTGGCCAGCTGCGCCGCTGGGCGTGTCACGATTCCCTTTCCGTATGAGGCCGGGGGCAACGCTGAGAGTCACGCCATGGCCCTGTTGGCCAAACTGGACTGGGGCGGAACCTGGGCACAGGGCGGGCAGAAGTGGGGCTACGTGTTCGTTCGCGTCATGGGGGACACGCCGTGATCAGCGGCTCAGTCCGTGTCGAATGTCCCGTATGCGGCGTGGTTGCGTGGTTCCCTCGCTCCTCGCCCACCCGTACCAAGTCAGAGCGGGCAGCGCGGGTCTCCTGCCACAAGACCACCTTGAATGAGCTGATCAAGCAACTGGAGTTGTTCAAGTACCAACACCTCGCATGCGGGAGCGCCCCATGAGCACGGATCCGCTGGCTGACCTGAAGTCGAAGCACTTCGTCCTCTGGCCCGATGGGGTGCACGATGGCCCTACGCGGTTCCTCACGGCCACGTTGCCCGGGGCACTGGTCAACGGCCACACGCGGCTCTTGCGCGCAGGCTTCGACGTTCGAGACTTGGCGATTCTTCAGGACCCTAACGTCGAATGGTACTGGGACATCTGGGACGAGGTGCTGTGCGGTTGGGCCACGCTCGACACTGCAGGGCACCTCTGGTTCCTCGACGCAGCCGAGGGCAACTCCCTCGTGTGCTGGTACTTCGAGGGCGCCAAGGAGCACGACCCCGTGTGCAGCTGGCCAGCGCCCCAGCCCTGGCGTCTGACTCCCGATGGCGCCTTCACCCTCGATTCCCCGGGGAGCGTGAGGGGCTGACGGGTCCTGTCGAAGGGTGGGGGGTTGACAAGTTCCTAGCCGACATATAGCGTGTGCGGCGTTCCCAAGCCGCACATATCAACCAAAAATAGATTCAAAAAGTACCTGTAAAAATCAGTGGTTTGCGCGGTTCTGCGGTTCCAGAACCGCACA